CCCCGCAAATTGCTGCCGATTTGATGCAACGGTCGATGACGACCGGCGTACCTACATACGAGTTACAACAGTATGGTGGCTACGAGGCAGTAAAAAGTGCTTATGACAAAGGCGGCGGTGGATACGATCCATCTAAGTTTGCACCTTCTTTTTTGCAACAAGCAGCTCAACAAGTTGCAACTACTGGAGTGGGGAATTTAGCAACCTTAGATCTTGCCGATACTCGGTTAGCTCCAAATGCCCTGTCATTAATGCAGGCAAGTGGTATTGATCCTGGAACAATAAAGGGAATTGCTTATTCTGATATTGCTCCATTACCAACCGGGTATGAATATTTTGCACCCAGCCAAGTTAAATCAGCCAGAGAGTTTTTAAAAGGCGATCAACGACCGCCAACAAATGATGAGATCTACCAAAGGGCCAATCAACTAAAGCTAAACCCGACACAGTTATCAAGCCTGTTGTCTTTAGCTCAAAAGTCAGATCTAAAGTCCACAAGCGACTTAGTTAACAAGTATCTTGCCAGTACAGGAAAAACTTTAACCGGAGGTTTTACAACTTCCATTCCAGAGTATTACAAAACAGGAATTGCAAATTTACCTACAACTGGAACAACTGCAACTGAAACAACTACAACTGGCGGCATTTCTAATCTTCCCACTTTTAATGCTTTAGTAACTCAAGCATACAAAGATGTTCTAGGAAGGGCTGTGCCTACCACTGACTCTGGGTTGAATTACTACATTCAACAACTTCAGTCTGGGGCTATAAAGCCAGAAGATTTAAAATCTTCTTTGGCATACGGTGCAATTAGTCTTGCCGATCAGCTTGCAGCTCAAAAGTATCTTGGTAAAGATGTCTTTGGCACAGAATCAGATTTGCGAGGTAAATTTCAAACCGGTTTTGATCAAGCAATAACCGATGTCTTTGGAACTAAAGAAGACATCACGGGATTAGAGGGATTGTTTTCTACTAAGGATACGCCTTTTAGCTTATCTAAAACCCTTGATCCAAAGTTTTTTGAATCCAGGGGAAGTCTTGAAGACATTAAAAAAGAACTTCAAGATTCAATATTTAATAAAGCTCAAGAAGCAAACAGAGCAGCCATAACAAGAATGAACCTGTATGGGGAAGATGCTGACACTGCTAGACAATTTGCTAAGAATCTTCGTGAAGGAAAAGAAACCGATCCACTAGCTAAAGAGTATTACGATGCTTTGTTAAAGGGTACGGTAACACGAGATCTTGAAACCAAGTTAATTAAAGATGCAGCCGAGAAAAAGCCAGACTCTCCTTATTTTAAAGCCAATCCCCAAGATCTTTTATATGCTAAGTCAGCGGGGGAAATTAGGCGTGGCGAAGGAAGTTCTGGTCAATATGGCGCAGATCCGTCAACTGGTTTTGCCCTAATAACTAAAAAAGCTGGAGATAAAGCATTAGATGAAAAGGGTGATGTCGTTCTTACCGGTATGCAAGATATGTACGACAACACCAGTCTTCAATACATTGGTGCAGATCCGAATAGCAAATATAAGGGATCTTTCGGTCGAGGGACTGGTGCTTTAGGAGTAACAGCAAGCAAAGATGAAATAGCAGACTTTGCAAGAATTGAAAAAGAATTAGCAAAACTTGGTGGCGTTCAAAAACGCACTTATGACCCAGAGACCGGGAATGAAGTTGATGTTGTTTACATTCCGCAAAAAGATCCAGAAACCGGTCAGGTTAATCAAGTACCTATTCCAGCCGAACAGTTTTTCCGTATGCAATTAGCTGAAAAGTATCCTGCTATTTCTGAAGAGGATCCATCCAGCCAAGCTAGGTTTACCAGAAACTTTGAATCTAAGTCTGCTTACGATTACTACAAAGATACAAAGGATCAACTTAATAAGATTGCATTAGATTATTTTAACAAAGACCCATCTAAAGTTCCTCAATATAAAGACATTAAAGAGGCTTATGACGATCTAAACGACAAATATAAAAACCTTTATGTTTGGACTGGTCGGACAAAAACATTAGATCCAGAAGCCATGAAAAAGCTGGGTATTGAAGACCCAACAGCGGACGACTCACACATAAGGGTATACCTAGAGCCTAAAGGTGATTTTTTAGTTCCTAAACTTGGGTCAGATAAAAAACCAATGATCACGCCGTTTAGTTTTTCAGATCCAAACACCAGTTCAGGGTTTTTTGGCGATCTGTTTAACTTTGTTATGGAAGTAATGAACACCCCAATTGGAATGGCAGTGGCAGGGGCAACTGGAGGCATATCAAATTTATTTTCCCCATTCACACAGCCTGTAGTTTCAACCCTTGTTAATGCGGGCCTTAATGAGTTGGCAGCAAATGTTATAACTAATGCTGCTTTAAATTCAGGAATAGGTGCATTAACAGGCAGAAATGCCGAAGATATATTTTTGTCTAGTTTGGTTTCAGGAGCTATTGGCGGCACAACTGGCGGAAGGGATCCAGAAGGCTACTCAATTAAAATACCGGGTCTTGGAGAGAAATTTTTAAATAAAATTGGATTCAATGATTTAGATATCTCAGATATTGTTAGGCCAAGTCAATTAGGAGGTATTGCAGGGATATATGCTGGATCAAAGATATCTGGAGTTGATCCAACAAAAATGTTAATTAATCAAGCAATTACTCAAGGAATTAAAAATCTTCCTGCATTATCAAGACTTGGATCATCAAGACTTGGATCATCATTTGCTGATCTTCGAAGCGGAGGAGAAGATTTTCAATTAAGCGATGCTGAAAAAGCAAGATTAGAAGAGGAAATTGCGTCTTTTGGTAATGAAAATCTATACAGAAAAATGCCAGGAATACTTGGATTACCACTACAAATTGAAGACGACATGCTTGCCGTTGTAGATGAACTTGTGCCTTTGTTAACTTATAAAGGTTTGAATAAACAAGAAGCAACAATGTTAGCTGCAAACATTATCAACGCAGTGCGATCCCCATTTGATAGCCAAGGCGGCGTTTAGGAAAAGATCATGTTTCTTTTTGATGAAGATTTTGATTTTGATTTTCCAAGTTTCTCAACTCCATCAATGAATTTTGATATTGGAAGAGGATTTGAAAATCTTGATCTTGGAATTTCTGATAATTATGGCCCTATATTTGATTTTATGCGTGGTGCCGGACCTCAAGATTTGTCATCGTTATTCACTGGAGACTACGACAGTCCATATTTAGGATTTGGTGGAGAATTAATTTTTGATACCGATGAAGGTAGACGAGTTGTCTACACTCCAGAAGGTGTAGTTGAAACAACTGACCCAGGCGGTCGGTACAGTTTTTACCATACCAATGATGGGAAAGACTACTTTGTTGATTATTCAGACATTTATAGTCCTGGATCTTTGGTAGAAACCTTCAACCGCGATATTGGAGGTGAAGGTCCAACGGGTTACACCGCTTATCACGGTACAGGACCTGACGCAAAGGTAGTTAGTTATTCTGATTTGTATGGTCCTCGTGGAGGAACAGTAACCACTACAGGTGGTGGCGGACAACAAACTGTTTACGAAGATGGCAAAGCAACAACTACCAATGTAAATGCTAATACGATTGAAAAAATAATTGAAAAAATTATACGATTCACAGAACCAACAAAACAAAATGCTTTATTGGCATCTCTTCTTGGCGGTCTGATGGGGTTGCTTGGGCGTAAAGGCGCACCTCAGCTTCCAGTTGGTTATCAGGGTGGTATTCCTAAGTACACCGCTGCCCGAGTTCCAGGCCGTGGAGTAACTTATACCCGTGCGGCGTCTGGTGGACTGATGGGCTTAAAAAAGGGGCGTTACCTGAAGGGCAAGACCGATGGCATGGCTGACAAGATCAAGACCTCTATTGACAACAAACAGCCCGCCCGGCTTAGTCATGGAGAGTTTGTGATTCCTGCCGATGTTGTATCCCATCTGGGTAACGGTAACTCTGATGCAGGCGCAGATGTGTTATATGAAATGATGGAGAAGGTCCGCGTAGCACGTACCGGAAACAAGAAACAAGGCAGACAGATTAACCCCCGGAAATACACTCCGGCATAAGGAACGATCATGGCAACAGGAATGGAAACTACAGCAGGCACCGAATCAAGCCTATCCCCATACGTTGGCCCGTATGTAACCGATATGCTTGGCAAGGCCCAGGCTTTATCTGAGTTACCCTTTGAACCTTACGGTGGAAAGCTAGCAGCTGGACCGTCAGATCTTCAGACAAGCGCCTTTAAAGGTATTGGTGCGCTAACCGTACCCCAGAACCTACAGACCGCTGGGCAACAAGCGCAACAGACTTATGGTGCGTCACAGCAATATATGCCCCAGATTGGGACTATTCAGTCTTACATGAACCCGTACCTGGAGGCCGTGTTAGAACCTCAGCGCCGGGAGGCTAGCCGTCAAGCGGATATCGCCCGTAATGAGATGCAAGGCCGGATGGCCAAAGCTGGTGCATACGGCGGTTCTCGTCAAGCAATTATGGAAGCTGAGGCTCAGCGTAACCTACAGACCCTGTTAGGTGATATCACTGGCAAAGGTTATGCCGGAGCATTTGAAGCGGCTCAAAGACAACGCCAGGCAGACATACAGGCAGGACTCCAAGGTCTTGGTCAGCAAACCTCCGCCACACAGGCACTTACGCAGATTGGCCAAGCTGAACAGTCGGCAGGACTTCAGAATCTAGCCCAACAGCTTGCCGCCGGTACACAACAGCGTGGCATAACCCAAGACGAATTGACTGCAGCTTATAATCAGTTCCTCAGAGAAGAGGCATACCCACAACAACGGCTTGAGTTCCAGCGTCAGATGCTTACCGGGCTTCCAATCGCAGCGGCTAGCTTCTATCAACCTGCACCTAGCGCATTTACTGCAGGGGTTGGTGGTGCGCAAGACATGATCGCTTTGTTAAAAGCGCTTAAAATTGTTTAAGGACAAATATGCTTAACCTAGTCCAACTTCAAGAGCGTCTTAAGGACGTACCCATGCAGGCGTTGATGCAATACGCCAACGGGGCTAATCCACAGGTTCCTCCGTTCCTGGCTTTGGGGGAGCTTAACCGCCGCAAGAGAATGCAGGAAGGCGCTGCCGCTGAACAGGCCAAAGAGATGGAAGGTGCGCCCACGGTCAAACAGCAGATCGAGCAGGCGGCTGGACTGATTGCGCTTCAGGGTAACCGTCAACAACAGGCATCCCGGCAGCAGGCTGGTATCCAGGCAGCTATGCCTATGGCCGCTCCCAACACAACCACCTCTGAGCCTGCCCAGTTAGCAGGCGGTGGTTTTATTGAGGACATCGTGGTTCCCAGGGATTATGCCCCGGGTGGCAGTGTTATGAATCCGGAAGATCTTAAACGTCGTATGTTGCGTGAAGCCATGCAAGGTGATGTTGCTGATATTCCAAAGGAGCTTAAAAGCGCTTTTGGCCGTTTTGCTTTGCGTCGTCGGCCTGGCATAGCTGGTGTGCCATTACCTTTAAATATGTTTAAGAGATCTGACTATGCTGGTGGCGGGATTGTGGCGTTTGCTGCTGGGTCTAAAGATCCTATTGGAAAAGCACCTTATGTACCAGAAGTTGGAGAGCTTGATCCGTTTGCAGACTTTATAAGTGAAATTGAAGGAATGTCTGAAGAGGAACGGAAAAAGTATTTACGTGAAAAATTAGAACGCCGTGAAAAAGTTGCAGCAGGACTTAAAGCAGCCAGACCGCAACCAGCAAGTGTTCCTGAATTACCACAACGCACGTACGCTACTCCTACATCAGGATCAGCACCATCAGCAACGCCCCCCGCTTCAAAGATGGGATTAGGAAACATATCGGGCAGTGGCTTGCTTAAAAAATTCTTTGGCCCGTTTGGTATGATAATTCCAGAACTTTTGTTTACATCACCAGAAGATGTTAGGCGGCTTAAAGAAGCTGAGCTTCGTAACCGCAAAGATATTCCTCAAGCTACATATAGCAACGAAGGAACTAGATACGGACCAGGAGGTCTTGATGCAAAAACAGACAGAGAGCCAAAACAAAAACCACAAGGCATACAAACATTAATACCAAGTTCAGGACAAGGGCGTAGAGAAGCCAGCGGTGCTGGTATTGCTGCAAAGACAAACCCAGAACTTGAGTTTTTGCGTAAGCTGTACACACGACAAACTCCAGACTACGAAAAGGAACTTAAACAACGTGGGCTAGATGTTCGCCCCCGTGCAGATAAGACAATTGAAGAACTTAAACGTCAACGTGAAGAAGTTCAAGGCCAAGATACTTTTGCTAACCGGCTTCTTTCTCTAACTCCGGGTCGTCGGTTTGGTATGGGGCAAACTGGTAAAGGTTTGATGGAATTTGAGAAAGCGCAGTCTGATAAGTTACGTCAACTTAATCTAGATATTTCTAAGGCCGAAGACCTTGAAGCTAGGGCTGATTACGAATTCAAGCGTGGTAACTTTGATAAAGCCATAACACTTAAAACTGAAGCCGATAAATTCAATGCTGATGCTGCTAAATCGGCAGGTCAGATAGGTGTTAGCCTTGAACAAGTTGCGGCTCAAAGAGCGGGCACCGCTGCACAAATTGATGCAACTAAAGAAGCAACAAGAAGTAGATTAACAAGTCAATTAGATAGCCAACGCCTACGTGCACTTAATCAGGCATTTAGACCAATTGATGAGCAAATTCTAAAAATTCAGGGTATTGCTGCATTAGGTTCACCGTTAAATCCACAACAAAAAGCTCAGCTAAATGCATTAAAGCGTGAAAAAGCACTAATTGAAGATAAAATAAATAGAGACTACGATCAAAAAATAGCAGCTTTGGGGGGAGACGGTGGTTATCGTGTAGTTGGTGTTAGACCAGGCCAGTAAAAATCACTATGCCTATTTATCAAATTCAAGGTCCAGACGGATTAATTTACGAGATTGAAGGTCCGGTTGGAGCGTCAAATCGTCAACTTATTGCAGTAGCGCAATCTTATGCTAGACAGCGGCAGCAAGAAGAGTTTAACCGTCAACTTGAAGCAATACGTAAAAGCGCTATTCTGCCGGAACCACCGCCAGAGCCAACTATAGGCGGGCAGATTAAAGAATTTGGTAAAGGATTAGCCCCAGGTGCAGCAAGATTACTTGAAGTTGCAACTACTGGCGCGGCTTCAATACTGCCTGATGAACAAGAACGCGCAGTTCGTAGTGCAGTAGAAAGTTTTGTAGCACCCGTTAAAGGTGGGCTTGCAGCGGAGAGGGGATATGAAGATACCGTTGGCCGCAAACTTGGTGAGGCGCTTGGTTCGACGCTTCCGTTCTTTGCTTTCGCTCCTTTTGGCCGTAAAGGTGTTGCTGCTGGGGTGGCTACTGGTGTCTCTGCTGGCGCTGGAGAAGCACGTGAGAGAGCTGAGGCGAAAGGCGTAACAAGTGATGAGCGGGCTATGGCAACCGCTATGGGTATCGGCCCCGGCCTTTTAGATATAGTTGCACCAAATTTAAAAATAGGGAAAACCCTAATTACTAGAGCGTTTGTAAAAGGTGGGGTTGAAGGTGCAACTGAAGCGGCTCAGCAAGTAGCCCAAAATCTTATTGCCCAAGGTGTTTACGACCCATCGCAAGAACTTTTGGTTGGGGCTGGTGAGGAGGGAGCTTATGGTGCTGGTGCAGGTGCGCTGGCAAGTATGCTGGTTGACCTGACCATAGGAAGAAAAGCCTACCGAGCAGCCCGTGACGCAGGTAAAGAGCCAGAAAAAGAACCAGAAAAAAAAGCCGAAACGGCACTTCTTGGGTACGACCAAAAGCCTTTTACCCCGGTAGCTTTACCCGACGGATCGGTTGCGGCTACACAAGAACAGTACGACAAGTACATGAGAGAGCAAGGCGAACGGAAAGAAGATCGCCGTTTGACCGAACAGTTAGTCCAAGGGAATCTATCGCCAGAGCAGTTCGCTATGGCACGGCAAGCCCGTGAGGCTGGTCTCCAGGAAACGTTTGGCGCAGCACAGCCTGACTTATTAGGGGATATCCTGCCTACTAAAGAACCGGCAATAAGTGAGTTAAAAGAAGAAGCACCGTCACGGGATACATCAACCCGCGACATGATTGACGAGTTAGAAGCTCGTCAAATTAGAGAATTAATTGACGCAGATATCACTCCTGAGCAAAGAAAAGCAGAACTTAATAAATTAAGATTTGAATCTGCTTTAGCCGAAACAGATGCACGGACGGAGGTTGGCAGGGAGATATTGGCAGAGCAGCAACGGCTGGCGTTGTTACTTCCTGTGATTGAAGATACTGCAGTTAAAAATATAGAGGCTAAGTTTCAAGCGGAGCTGCGTAGAGCTGGTATAACAAACCTTAACTTAACACCACGTGAAGAAGCACTTATCGCTAGAGCTTATGACGTACGTGCCGCTGAGCCAGAAGTTACTGAAGAAATCAAAGGGCCAACACCTACCGCCCCTATTACTAGGACTAGCCTTACTGAATTAGAAGCGCAGATTCCAGAAAAAACAGAAGCCCGTGAGCCTCAACAGTTGGGCATACCTGGGATTGGTAAGAGAATAGCTCCCCCTGCCGAAGAAGTAGGTTCAGTTGAGCCACAGTTTACAACGGTTCTGACCCCTGAAGTTCTTGATAACACAGGATTAGCTAAGCAGTCTGGGTTCTATCGGCAACTTCTTAATAAGGATATGGCTAATCCGCAAGATGCGGCTGCCGTAAGTAAAGTTCTTCAACAGGTTAGGGCTAACCCTAATCTTTCTTTGTCCACAAAACAGGGCGTTGAAGTTGTTGCAGGCCAGGCTTTTGGTGCTTTGGCTACGCAAGGTGAAATGTTTGGCCCCAAGGGTGGTATTAAAGTTAAGGAGGCGCCAAGTGGAAAAGCAAGAAAACCTGTTCCAAGCAGTATTGCAGAAACTGTCTCTGGAGCAGATAGAGAAGGCGCTGGAGTTCCTGGTAAACGACGAGAGCCTACCGCCCAAAAACCTGCGGCATCTGAACGAGCTGGATTGGGCGGTGCTGAGCGAGGTGCTGTTCCAACTGAAACTGGAAAAGGAAAGCAGCCCGCTGCAGTAAAAGAGGAGTTAACTGCTGATGAAATGGCTGAAATCGAGGCGGAAGCAGCTTCTCAACTGGCTGGAAAACCTGCCACTGGAGCTGCTGAAAGAGGTGCTAAAGCAACTGCTACTGCACCTGCTAAAGAACCTGCTCCTGCTAAGCCTAAAGCTGCCGCTCCCAAAGAGCCTAAAGCACCGAGCGCTCCTGAAACTGCTGAGCCTGTAGCTGCTAAAAAGCGTGGACGTCCGGCAAAAGAAAAGCCGGAAGTAGTGGAGGAAGAAGGGCCGTTAACTAATTTTGCTGAAGTGCAAAGCGTACGGTATTCAAGTTTTGAAAAGACCGACCCTACCCCTGCATCTGATGCTGTTAAGATTGAAGAGCTTCTGGAAGCACCCCCAACTAAGTTAAATGAGATTGCCCGCGCTGCCCGCATTTACATGGGCAAAATGTCCCGTGTAGTGGACAACATCATTAACGTAGCATTTGACGTTGTATATGACCCACCACTTTTCCGGCGCGAAGGTGAGGGTGCGATTGAGACTGCCTTCTTCCGTGGTACTAGCGGCGCTAATGCACGGCTGGCTTTTAACTGGGTTAATAAAAACTTAAGTAATGATGCCAAACTTTTAATGCAAAAGTACGTGCTTAAGTTTGAAGAAGGTAAATTAAACGATAAAGACATTCAGGCACTTATCAATATTGAAACCTCAATCAATGAAACCACGCTGCAATATGTTTACGGTGACGTAGATACCAAGCGGATGGTTGAACTGATTAAGGAAGGCAAGACAGAGGAAGAGGCATTTGCTCAAGTAGACATTGAAATGCAACGCGCTCAACAGGAACAGAAAAACCTGAAGCGTCTGTTGCAAAACGAAATAGTATCTCTTGGCTTCCCGTTGCATCCTGGCATCCAGCAGATGCTAAAAGATGGCGACTTTTTAGGCGCCATGACATCTTTAGCCGGGCGTAACGAAGGAATTGTTTCACGACTTGCGGCTAAATTAGCATCTACCAACCCACGCACACGTGTCGTTGTAGAAAGTAACTTGTTAGACGATGCTGGCAAAGCAACGCCTGGTTACTATGATCCTAAGACAGATACTATTTACTTAGACTCTAAAACAGGCATGGTTCCCCATGTTCTGCTGCACGAAGGTGCTCACGCTGCTACTTCTCATGTGCTGGATAACCCATCGCATCCGGTTACAAAACAGCTCAAACAACTTTATGACGATGTAAAAGGATCTTTGGACACAGCTTACGGCGCAACAAGCCTTGATGAGTTTGTAGCTGAAGCCTTTAGTAATCCACAGTTTCAACAAAAGTTAGCATCAATAAACCCCAAGGGTGGCAAGATTACCGCATGGCAGCGGTTTGTAAGCACGGTAACTAACTTCCTGCGTCAGATGGTAGGAATTAAGCCGTTGCCGATACAGAGTGCGTTTACTGAAGCTAACGCTTTAATTGAGTCTATCCTTTCCCCTGCCCCCGAAAGTCGTAACGCTGGCAAACTATTTGCTGCTGCACTTACCGAACCCGGCAAAGTTGAGAAGATGTTTAACGGTATGTTAGATCGGGCGCAGTCATTTGGAGTGCTGGACAACAACAAAATAAATAAATTCCACGAAGTTCTGGCTATGAAAATACCAGATTTACTCCGCCGTGGATTGTTATCTGTTCTTCCGTTAAACGCATTAGCAGACGTTTCGGCTAAATACGTGCCAAGAGCCAAAGAGCTTAACGCTTTAATTGAGCAGAAGTCTGGTTCTGAATCTATACGAAACCAAAAACTTGAAGCTGATATTAAAATTCTTTCAGAACTGGCATCAAAAAATCCTGAGCAAAACAAACTTGCATCTGTTTTGGCGTTGGAAGCGTCGCGCTCACAGGTTAATCCATTAAACAACAGGAAACAGTACGAAAAGAACCCAGAAGAACTAAAAGACTATGACGATTTTAAGTCACGATATGAAAGACTTACTCCCGCAGGTAAACAAATTTACAACGATGTAGCCAAAGTCTACAGCAAAATGTATGACGAAATTAAGCGGGTCGTGGGCAAAGAAATTGATGAGACTGTATCGGATAAGACTCAAGCAGCCAGAGCCAAAAAAGAGTTCTTTGACCTGTTAACTGATCGTGCGGGGCTTGATCCTTATTATCCATTTGAGCGGCAAGGTAGCTATTGGCTGTCTTACAACGCGCCTGGGCCAAAAGGAAACATTGAGCGGTACGTTCAAACGTTTGAAACTGCTCGTGAACGCAGACAATTTATGGACTATATAGATGGTAAAGAAGGTGTATCCGATGTGGAGGCTTTCTCCAAATTAGATAAGAACGCTTACCGTAACGCACCATCTGCTTCTTTTGCCAGCCAGTTAATGAAGATACTCACTAATAACAAAGTGGGTAGCGAAACCCAAGATCAGGTAATTCGGCTAATTTTATCCAATATGCCTGTATCTTCTTTTGCTCAATCATTTAATCGACGCCAAGGCACACTTGGTTTTAACCAAGACATTGTAGATACCCTGAGCCGAAGGGCTTATGGCATATCCCGGCAGTTAGCTAATATTGAATACGCTTCTAAACTATCTAGGTTAAAGACACGCATGGAAGAAGATTTCCGTGCATCTGGCAGTCCTGAAATTGCGCGTCCGTACTTAGACGAAGTATTTAAACACGCTGACTTTGCCATGAGTCCGGACATCCCGCAGTGGTCTAAGATTGCTACGTCATTTGGATTTAACATGACGCTGGGGTTTAACTTATCTTCAGCCCTAATTAACTTATCGCAAATACCCTTAGTTGTTTACCCGTACTTGTCTTTCCGCAAAGGCAATAACCCTGCACAAGCATTTAAAGCATTTACTCGTGCTACGCGCATTTATATGGGTAGCGGGTTTAAGCGTGAGGTAGAAGGTTTAACCGGAAAGAAAGTCAAAATGAAGGCGATGTTCTCGCTGGATAATTACAACTTTGACGATCCTAACTTATCTGCTAACGTCAAGATGTATGAAACTTTAGTTCGGGTCGGCCGTGCAAATGGTCAGTTTAACCGTTCGCAGATGTACGACATTCTGGATGTTCAACAGGGGGATAAGAATATTTTATCTCAAGTTAATGCCGCATCCGGTGCAATGTTTCACCACGGCGAGCGGATGAACCGTGAAATATCACTCATGGCTGCTTATGACCTTGAGTTGCAACGGTTAAAGAACAAACCTGAAGCAAACGAGCGAGGTTTAACTCAACAACAAATGGAAGAACGCGCAGCCGAAAACGCTATTTATCTGACTGAGATAACAAACGGTGGGATTTCTGCTGCGGCGGCGCCGTCAATCGCTCAGTCCGGTATTGGTAAAGTTCTTTTCATGTACAAGCGGTACGGTGCGTCTATGTACTACATGATGTTTAAGACTGCTCGGGAGGCTTACGGTGATGCAGACCCTGCCGTTCGACGCGCTGCTATGGCACAAATTGGTGGTATTTTTGGTAGTGCTGCTTTGCTAGCCGGAGTACGTGGCATACCGATGTTTGGTATTGCAGCGATGGTCTACAACATCCTTAAGGGTGATGACGAAGATGACTTTGAAACTGTTACCCGTAAATATATTGGCGAGTTACCATATAAAGGAATTATCAATCCGCTGACTGGATTAGAAATTTCTAATCGTGTTGGTTTATCTGATTTAATTTTCCGCGACTCTATGGCTCCAAGTGACCAAGGTGCTATTGCCAGCCTGCTTGTTTTAATGGGAGGCCCAGTAATTGGTTCGGCTGAGCGTATGAATCGTGGCTTTAAAACTTGGACTGAGGAAGGCGACTTCATGCGGGGTATGGAGCAGATGCTCCCTTCAGCCATTGGTAACGTTTTTAAAGGGGTTCGATACGCTACCCAGGGAGCCAACACGTTGCGTGGTGATCCGGTTGTCAGCGAAGTAAGCCCTTGGAACTCTATAGCTCAAGGATTTGGTTTTGCTCCTGCCGAGTATGTTCGGCAGTTGGAAGATAATGCCAACCGTAAACGAGTTGATCGGACTATTGGGGAAACCAAAACCAAACTTCTGCGCCATTACTATATGGCTACGCGAGTTGGGGATCAGCAGGGTGCTAGTGATGTGATGAAAGAAATTATGGACTTCAATAAGAAGCACCCAGAAGTTGGTATTGATGCTGACACTATCCTCCGGTCAATGGAGCAGCACATGAAAACTACTGCCACCATGTATCACGGCATCGTGCTTAGCCCCACCGAGCGGGCTAGGGCGTTGCGTGAAATGCAAGACCTTGAAGACGAAGAGTTTTGAAAAAACCCCCCGGTAACTCTACCGGGGGAAATACCTACTTGAAGGAAAAGCGACAGGAGCAACTCTGTCAAGGGTATCTTACATGATCCTCCAGAAACGTACACCCCATTTGCCCCCATCAATTAAAATCCTTTCTTCAAGTTTAATGTTTTTATCCTTTGCTATTTGATGCATTTCTTTAATCAGATGTGTTGTATTTATAGCAGGGATAAAAATAGACGCACCAATAGACAAGTTCTTCCAATCAATTACAAACTGTAACCCATCTGGGTTAACGTTATCAGTCCTGAGAGTCGAATATCTCTTTCTCATTTGCTGTTGAGGCAATCACATCCTCAGTATCGTCGTTCATAAATTCGGTGCAATCAATCACTATGACCGGACTTGGGGGCAGATTCATCCGTGTGCCTTTGCCCATTCTCTTGTTGTCGTACTTGGCTTTGGTGCGACCACGCTTTAACCCATCCACAAACCCAGAGTAATTGATCTGATGTTTTACGCACCATTGTTTTAACGGTGTTGGCATTAAATAAAGTTTCTTAACGTCATATTCGTACCGAGCCACCATAGCAAGGCGCGGTGATGCATCAGGGATAATTAAATGATCAATGTCTGTGGTCTTACCTCTTGCGTCATCAGTACTCTTAATCCGCAACACGCTTGTGTAATGTTCTGCAAGGTAGTCAGTCAGTATCGCTTCAGGATCGCCTGACATATTTTCTAGCCCACGTTTAGCTGACTCAACTACGTCAAGCAGCCACTTAGTTATAGCCTTAATATCAAAGTTAACCAAGCCAGCTTTTTTAGCGATCATCAACCCCGTCAAAGTGGTTGCACAATGGGCTGACCAAAACCGATCCGGTGCGGATAAGGACGCTGCTTTGTCAAACGATTTCTGCACGGAGTTAAATAGTTCTACAACCTTATTGTAATTTTTTAATATGTACTGGATGTACAACGGGCCAGCGTGACCCCAATGCTCTTTTATGTTGCTACTAAATTCATCGGTAAGTGTCTTGTCACCAAAGAATGTTTTTACGGCTCGATACTCTAGTATGCGAGCTGCTTCGGCTTTGGGGAGGGCTTTGTACCCACTAATCCGCTCAATCATGCTGGTGTTACCCGTAGAAACGGATGAAAGTTTCCAAGGCAGACCACGATAGCGTTCGGTATTACCATTCTGTCCAAGCCGATTTCGTTGTTTGCCGCTTGGTATCTGATAACCAAAGTCGCTCAGGTCTTTGGGATGGGTGTTAGTCATCTCATCAAGGAACAACGGCAGGTGGCGATATACCTCTGCTCGGTTCATTTTGGTGTTGACGGTATCCTTTTCAAACAAAACTAATTCATCAGGGTTACCCCATACAGATGCCCCTGCCAACATAGCCGTGGTCTTACCTAGCCCTGAATCTTTACTGTACGCATGGAACATAGCCCCGTTAATTGGAGTAAAAAACATCAGCGGAGAACCAAACGCTACTCCAAACATATACTGATGCAGTTCAAATTTAGGCTGATTTAAAAACTCAATTGTCTGTTTCCAGCCATCCAAAGTACCCTTTGGCGTAAAGTAAGAATACGTAGAGGCAGTCTTACCTGATATTGGGTTAAGCTCAATTCGATCTGCAAAAATCTCTTGTTCACCAGCTACAAAAGATTTTGGATCGTTGATATCACCTGTCCACCCGTATTGTGTTACGGCATCATCAGCCACAGTTTCCATTTGTAAATGATTAACCCACTTTGTGACATATTCCATAAGCCCATCCAAGTTCATAGCAGCCACGCCCTGCGCGGCAAAGTAACGGCGAAATTCATCTTTTGCAAGAATAGCGGTAAGGGGAACCGTAAAGTCTCGTACCCCATCTTTCGGTAAGTGCAGACGCAACATCAACGACTCACCTAGCACTTGATCTCTTATACGGCGTAAAGCATATAAATCATTGTGGTAAATTAAAACTTCAATGTCGTCCCCTGTTTTGTTTTTTGTGTGTGCAAATATCCCACCTTTCCTGCCCCGAAAGTATGGGTGCGGTAGCTTAGGGATTTGATATGTTTGCGAGGGAGCTGAAGCAGCCACAGGCGGTGCTACTACAATGTTATCTTCTTCACTAGCTTCAATAACTTCACGGCCTAGTGATATGGGAGACTTAATTTTTCCTTTATTAGGGCAGTCCTCACACCCTCCGGGGTTGTATTCCTCAAACTTTGCACACGTATACGGGCCTTTAATTAAATCTACTTTGTCCTGAGTGCCCTCCGGTGTGTATTCTTGGTGCTTGTTGGATATGAGATGAACTGCTTTTTCTCTATCAACGCAAAATGCCGCGATAGAAAGTCCGGCTCTCCACATAGGTTCGCTAATTGTTTCTTGCTCTTTAATAACTTTCGCTATCTGAGCGCAACCCCGACCAGCTTGAGTCTTTATAAGAATAGTCTTAAACCGACTTGTATAACTACCCGCCAGCATTTGCGTGAGGGGATCCATTTCACGGGGTACGTAAGGCTTCTTACCACCAGACACCTGTCTCAGTAGCTCAATAATTACTGGTAGCTCAAAAGGCACCCCCATAGAGCCAAGCACATTAACTTCTTTTGGCGGGTTGTCCTTATAGTTTAGTGTGCCTGGAACCCGTAAAATTCGTGCCGAGTCTGCAGTAACGGCAGGGTCAGCTTTTAAGTTATGTAAACGGCAAGCAGCTTTAAGATTTTCTGCCACGCTAACCCATTCGTTTCGGCTAACAGGCGCAGTCAAAGGCCAGTAAACATGAACACCACGCCCTGAATTAACAAGCATGGGTTTAGGCAACCCAAGTTTTTTACAGAAAACGCGTAGTGCTACAATCGCATCGTTTTGAGTTTCATAGTCCTTGCCAACACCACAATCAAGGTCGAGAAACAAAGAACGCAACTGAGATACGTTGTCATTTTTACGAGACTTTTTGTCTGTAAAAGTTGCTAGCCCATAGTAAGCATCAAATCCTTCATCGTTTAATTTTTGTGCTGCTTCTACTACTTCATCAATGGTGTCGTAAAACTTCTGAACCGTCTTGGATTCATTTTGCTTAAGCCCCACCACGCAGTAGAACCCTGTGTCCCCCAATACTGCTGATAAAAAGTCTTTTGTCATAGCCGCCTTAGCAACCGCAGAGAAAGGTCGGACGACAGGGGTGTCTGCGGCGGCACACCCTTTTCAACCCGTCAGTCTAGTCGTCCGTAAAAGGTGAGGTACTAACGCACGGTACATGGAGCTTCTATTGACATAGAATACAGGCTATTTAACGTCGCCGAGCCGACGTGTGCGCGTTCCCTCAAAGCTCAATCGTCCCAGTTGTTTACAATAGCATCAAGGTCAGACTTCTCCTTGACTTCAGGAACGGATTTTTTAGCAACCTTTTTGGGTTCTACAACCGCTTCTTCAGCAACAGGTGCAGTTTTCTTGGCTACTTTGTTTTCTATGATCTTCTTCTCGTCAGAAATAGTAACAGGCATTACACCATCAGTTTGAGACACAGTTAGAGTAACTGCTCGCGCTGCTTCCTCACTTGTCTGTGCTTCAATCGCCGACTTAAGTTCTGCCTCTTCTAACGGACGCACCGCTTTGAAAATAAGTTTTGGCGTAGACGTAGCAGTATCAAGGCGCATCTCAGTTACCACGGCGATTGCAGGGGTGTTGTGTGCTTTGAGATAGCGACCGTAAGCCTGCAAAGGCATTTTGCCATTCTCGGCTTCACCAAATACCGACTGGCCCGGAAGCTCTACTTGGTAAACTTCTTTCTTCTCAATAACGCCATCAAGAAGTATGGCAACACGCTGCTTACGCTTACAAGCGCGGCTTTCACCTGCACCGGAACCCTTAACATTTTGAGGGCAGTCCATGCATCGCTCGGCTTGACGATTCTCTTCTGGCACAGAAGCATCAGGCGTTTGCGTGTTAGATGACCAGCAGGTCGGCTTTGAAACCTGACCCTCAACATATTCACCTGCAAAGTAAATGCTATGAATGGGTGCGGCTTTGACAATCACCACATTCAAAGCACGATCTTCAATACTGCGTACTTCTTTGCCGTTGATCATTTCGCGGAACAGACCACCTTTGATGCTGATACGGCGATTAACTGTACCACCAGAACCGGATAGGGTTTCGTTCAGATCATCTGAAACGTTTTGCAGTAAAGATAAGTTTGTGTTTTTAAAAATTGCAAGGTCACTCATTTACTTCTCCTTAAAAATTAAACGTCATCATCTGTGCCAAAGTCTAACTTTAACTGCTGTGGGTTATCAGCTTTGACTAATTCTTCTTTAACTTTAACTTCTTTCTGTTTTGCGGTGATCAAGTAATGCTCCACGTCTTTAATCTTGAACCTGTAAGTATGCCCAATTTTTAAATACGCTTCTTTCGGTATAAACCCTTGTCTTAACCACGCTCGTACAGTTGAAACCGATACAGAAAAATACTTAGCTACTTCCTCAATTGATACGTACGCATCTGTTGCCACCATCACTTTCTCCTTATTGTTAACACATACTCGCTATCCACACTTAAACCCGGTGGAAGCAATTCGGGGTTTGATTCCAAAAACTCTTGCATATTGCTTTGATGGATTGACTTTGCTAACAACTGTGGCACTTGATGCTCAAGAATAAAGTTATGCAAAGACGCCCAATCGTTTGTCGTGTACTTCTTTTTTATGGTTCTGTAAAACAAACCTTCTGGCGTACGAATTGAATCGGCATTGTTTGCTTTACAGTGATCAAGTAACGCACCCTTGATCTTACTCATTTGAGCTTCAAGATTAGCGTTCTCTTTTTCAAACTCATTGGCTAGTTCCTCTCGTTTGGTTCTGATTTTTAAATAAATCTTTACCAATTTTTCAATAGGAACATTTGACTGTTGCTCTTCAGACATTATGTTCTCCTTCAAGGGTCTTACAATTTACAACTAATAATTTTTTTAGTCAAGCAATTCTTTGTAAAGTTCTACAATTTTTTGGTGAACGTCAATTTTTTGATTTAATAACCTGTAAACATATTTTTCTGAGTGAGAACCTTGTAATTGTACAACGGTCGTTGGATGTCTTTGACCAGGACGATGCACACGAGCGTTCGCCTGTGCAAAAATTTCTAACGAAGGTGTTGGCCCCCACCACACAATTGTGTCGGCTGCGGTTAACGTAACACCGTGTGCCGCTGCTTGGGGTTGAATTACAAGCACTCGTGGGGTTGGTCTTTCTTGAAAACTCTTAAATATGTCAGTACGTTTTTGCGCTGATACGCCCCCGCTTATGATTTCGTTTGTTATACCGTCTGTTGTAAGTTTGTCGCAAATAATTTCAATCGCGTGTTTAAACGGTACAAAGATCAACACTTTGTGGCTGGCTTCATCTATAACTTCTTTAAGCACACGGTAGCGGTTGTCAATCGTAAATTCAATTGTTTCCCCGCTATCAGAGTAAACTGCACCACAAGATATTTGTAGGAGTTTGTTTAGTTCAACTGCTGCGTTGAACGCCGTAATTTCTTCGCCCGCTGCTTGTATAAATAACCGCTTCTTTAGTAAGTCGTAGTACTTCTTTTGTTGGGGGGTTAGTGGTACATCACGAGTCACGTAAGTCATTTCCGGTAGGTCAAGACATTCATCTTTTGTAAACCGAATAGCAGGTTGTAATGCGTTAAACACGGTTTGAACCGCCGACTCTTTGGGTATCCACCTGTACTGCGACACCTTGTACATCACCATATCTTTAAAGGCCGTAAAAAACTTTGGTACTCCCATCGGGTTAACCAACTTGGCTAACCCAAAAGCATCGGTAGGAGATTGAGCGGCAGGGGTTCCTGTCAACATCCACAACCAAGTACGTGAGCTAACAAGTTTGTACAAAGTTTTCCATCTTTGTGTCTGGGTATTCTTGTAAGCGTTAGCTTCATCTACAACAATCAAATCAAAGTTAGCCTTTAAAATATCATCAACTACAATTTCAACGCCATCATAATTAATGATTACAAACTCTGCCGGGCCTTGAATAATTGTTTGTCTTTTGTTGCTCTTACCATAGGCTATGTCAACTGTTCGGTGCATGGCAAACTTAAACAGGTCAGCCCTCCAAGCAGAATCCATAATCGAAAGGGGGCAGATAACTAATACTCTCTTTATCTTGCCTATCGTCATAAGGTAATCAGCCGCCCATATAACACTACCTGTCTTGCCCGTCCCCTGCTCGTTGAGGCACAAGGCTTTTTGATTGAGGGTCAAGAAAGCCGAAGTAGTTTTCTGATGATCAAAGGGTTTGTGTTGTCCGGGCCATTTGTAATGCCCAAGAATAGGACTTGGCACATTCCGAATGTTAAGTCTTTTAAGGGTGTGAACCTCATCAAGACCCCATTTAACTGCTACTTTGTTATCAGGTAGCTCCCTACTTTTAGGTATTGAGCTAGTTACTTTTTGTGGGTTCTTAAGATTTAAAAGCAGCACTTTGTTATTTAATACCTGCATCGTTGCTCTATAAAAGGTGGGGCAGGGGTGTGTACAACAAGCCGAATCCACACGTTACCGGAATCTCTTGTATCCCTGCCCCATGATGATTACTTTTTTCGTTCTTTTTTGCTAACTTCAGACACTAAGTTGCCTTTGGAGTCTCGTTTAAAAGATCGGTTCTTTGATTTACTTTGTAGCGTTACACCGTGTGAGTTGTTGCCCCCCTTGTCCATCGCCTTCTTGTGGGCTAGGTCTTTACCTTCACGCGAATCGGCAGTGCCGTTCCCGTTGGTGTCAGGATTGGCTTTGTCGTAAGCTCGCCGCGCCCGTTGCCTTTCCATTCGGCGTTCAAGCTCACCGCGATCAACCTGTTGTTGATACTCTTTCTTGTAAGGTCTTGGTTTGTTTACGTAAGGCATATCTATTCCTCTGTTTTCCTCATGTTAAAACATACATTTGGACTTATCCGATCAATTTTTTTCATCTTAAACCCAAGGTGCAGAGCCGCACAAATAAATGCACCGTTGCTTATGTATTCCTTAACCGACCGCTCCACTATGTGCTTCCAAGTGTAGCTAGTTAATTTATAGTTTATTGTTCTTCTTCTAATGCGGAAATCTCTTTCAGACAACCAAGTAACGCAAAGTTTAAATTCTTCGGGGTGGACTGCGGGGCCAACTCCAAAACCATGTGCAGTTAAGTTAGGATGCCTTTCAATTACGTTTTGTATTTCTTGCATGATTGCTCCTCTACAAGTTGGCTCCGTTATGTGGGCAGATTGTTACTACACAATGCTTTTGGCATAAACCGCTTGGGCGTGGGTTCCAAACATCTGACTCATAAGCAAACTTCATACGCTCATAATCTTGGAGCCATTTTGTCCACATCTTATCTTGGTTGTCAACGTGGTAGTTATCTTTAACTAATTGGTTAGCTACCACAAACAACAGTCCTGCCTTAACTTTTTTAATTGGAGGAAAGTGTTTAAACACCGCCAAGGCCATCATCTCTAATTGCCCTGTGTCGGCATACTTTGTAGACTTTCCCGTTTTGTAATCCAATATTCGTGCTTCACCTTTTTCTTCGTCAAGAATAATTAAATCGGCTACGCCACGCCACCACACATCATTTTCAAAAAACCCACACGCAGATAAATCTTCTCTCAACCCCATCTTAAATTCGCATAACTTCTCACCAGGTATCTTATTAAGATTATCCAGAGCGCCCTTAACAAAATTAAACTGAGGCGGTAAGGGTTCCCCATCCCGAATGTATTTTTCTGCGGCCTCGTGAAACTGTTTGCCGTAGACTAAATGTTCCTTGTTGTCATCTTCTTTAAAGTCCTTCACCACTCGCAAGTGGTAATACTTCCTAGGACATTGATCAAATGATTTAATGCTGCTGAATGACCAAGGGGGTATTTTCATGTACTCACTCAACGTAGCTTTTTACTGCTGCTCGCATCATGCGTAAGGCAACCACGGCCTCATCAATTGCGGTGTTTGCTTCTATAAATCTTTTACGCTTTAACAAGTTATACGCCTCTTGGAGTTTGCGTTCGGCTTCTAAATAATGCGGTGTGTAGTCCACGGTCTTAACATTCTCCATAACTTTTTCCTTTTCCTGATTCGCAATTAACGGGCAGTTCTTCGGCCCACTCAGGAACCCAACGCATACACTCCTCTATGTAGGAGACACCTTCCTCTATTTGTACAGGATCGTCGGGAACAATGCAAGTGATTGCATCGTGAACCGTTAGCACCACCTTATATTTCTTTGAGATTCGTATCATCTGCTCGCCAATGATGCACCGCGCAATAGCCTGACACACGTTCTCTATGACCTTACCCCCGTAAATTTTAGTGCGCCCACGGCGGGTTTCATAGGAAAACTGCGGCCTGCCCATGTCATCCATCTCGGCTTTCAGCCCGTCATAGCGCATCCATAACCCGCTCGGCAGTCGGATGCCCGGACGCCCGTCTATTTTTAACACTCCGACCTTGCCCAACCCCGCCGACTCGCCACGCGATATGTATAAGAGAACCTCCTGTGCCTGACGCCATAACGTTGTGATCTCGTGGTTAGTATGCCGATAGACCTCAATGATCCTCCGGGCTTCATCAATCTCAACCCCAATGCCGAACGTCTTAAGTTGAGCCTGAAACTTAACTGCGCCCATGCCGTATCCTGCGCCGAGGATAGTAGTCTTACCAACAAATCGTTCCTCTTTTGTAATTTCTTGAAGTGGTTTGTTATAGATTGCGGACGCCATGATCTTGTAAACATCTTTACCCTCCTTGAAAGCACTAACTAAGTTGTCCTGTTGCGCTAGCCACGCTAGCACCCTAGCCTCAATCTGAGCAGAATCGGCATCGACAATTACAAACCCTTCGGGGGCAATAATTGCCTTCTTCAACTTGTTGGCGTTATCCCCTCGACTAGGCAAATTTTGCATATTGATCTTGTCATCCCCACCCCACCGCCCTGTGTGGGCTGCGTAGTATCTGATTGGGATGGGCAACGTCCCACGCTTGGCTATGTCAATAAACCGTTGGGTACGAGTTTCTTCTAGCGTACTCTTTGTGCCAAGTCGCGCCGCTACTAATGCTTGTACCCGCAAATCGGGGTGGTCTGCCAAGGCTTTAAACTCTTCGTCACTCTTGGCAAGGGCAAGTGTAGGTTGCCCCGTTGCAGGGCTTATTTTCATGGGCGGCTCTACACCAAAACTCCTAAGCAGTTCAGCAAACTTGGGGTTACTCATCAAAGTTTCTTTGTCTGCTTCTGCTTCCTGTAACAACTTATCTTTTCTGTCCTTCACGTCCAGAAAGTGCTGTTCAAGTAAAGGCAGGTCAAGTTCAAGTACGGGGTCTATGAACATCCGCAGAGTCAAATCAATTAGCTTGAGTTCCTTCTTCGGAAACCCGTTGATCATTTTAAAAAATAACTTATAGGTAAGCTCTACATCGTTTACGCAGTAGTCACCATATAAAGATAGTTCTTGATCCGAAAAGTTAAGGCGGCGTTTACCTATGGCGCGTACTACTTCATCACCCTTCTGACCTAGCTCATACTTCTCAGCCAACGCTTTCAATGACGCACTTGTCTCCACCCCATGCAGGGCACGTCCCATGCACATGGTGTCGGCCCAAATGTAAGCATCAATACCAAACACCCACTTTAAAATTGACCCGTCAAACATGGTGTTGTGGGCGATAGTTAAAGACTTATCCCAAGGGAATGTTGATAGCCATTCCCTAAGTTGTTCATGCGTACCGCTACCCCACTCGGTTTCCCCATCGTTGATTTTTACCGCTACTCCAATGACTTCAAAGCGCGGATCGCGAACGTACTCCTCTGTGGTCAGCTTGGATAGGCTGAAGTCCTTGTCGTAATAAGTTTCAAAGTCAACAACTATTGTGTTCATTTAAGCTCTTTTAAAAAATACTTTTTATTTTGCTCCCCGACCCACAGTCCTGCACACGCAAGTTCAAGTTCTTCGCTAGGCGGGTTAGATTTTAAGGCATAGTGTATGCCCATCTTGAATCCCTCTGCGTGAGTGCGATCTATTTTGTTATCAACGAGTAGCCAAACCAAACCGACTACGCAGAAGATGGCAACTGTTTTATAAAAGTTCATCTCACCCTCGGCTGACAGTTATACGCTTGCGCTCCATCGCGGAACGATCCCATGAATCGGCAGTCCTCAGTAATTATCTTTTCCTTTACCGCCATCCCCAACACAAAAGCCACAAGGATAAGCACAACACAACCAAAAGATGTTTGCCACTTAGACGCACACCAATCCCAAATTTTTTTGAAATCAATTAAGTCTTTCATGTTTGCTCCTGATGTTTTTCTAGTAATACTTTATCTAAATTTTTCTTCAACACAAACTTTTTAATGTAAACGTATGTTGATGTGAGGCATCGTCTTGCGAGGGAGTCATACAAAGAGCCTGTAATTATGTCCATCAGATAAACTGTTTTATCCGAATAACCAACTATTGTAACCGGAGTCATTACGCGATTGCCAAGATTTGTTTTTACTTCGTATAACTCTTTATTCTTGAGCCATTTTTTTTGATATTTCTTTTTGGTCGTAAAAGAAAAACAACTTGAAGAAACTGCACAGGGTTCATCAAAGTTTGACACTTTAACTTCAGGATACTTTACGGGCCTTGGAGTCATTGGTCATCAAGTTCTATTATTTTGTCAAGGTAATGTTTAGCTTTCTTAATATCTTGAAGCCCCCCTTTGCCATCAACACCTTTTGTATTTACTCGCGCAAGATAAGCGATTGCTGATCCAAGTAAAAATCCGCGAAACTGTCCGGGGGTAAGCCACGATTCCATCGCCTCCCACGGTTGTATCGTCAACTCTTTGTAATGATTGCCACCAACTTGTTCTTCGTCTGCACTCACGTTGCTCTCCAGTTCTCTAATTCTTTAACTGCATACTCTACTTTAACAGGCACACCTTTACCGTAAGTCAACTTGGTTTTTAAGTATGCAACCGCTAACTTTTTTGTACGAAATAAAAGAGGGACTCGCACTTCCCAAAATTCTTGATCATTGGGTCGTGCGAATCCCGTTTTAGTTTTTATTGCCCATGCAATTGTTTTCACAAAAGTGATTTCCCAACTAAAGATGTTATGGTTTGAACATCCAGTTCCGGTTCTTTCTCCGGTTTCGGCATAGATGATTTACGTACCTTCTCGGTATCAATCCAAACCCAACGAGGAAAAGGCCAGTCAGAGGCACTAGGAATGAGTACTGCTACTCGCTCCCCACCGTTAAGCACCCGCTGAACGCACCCTTTCTCTTTAGTTTTCATAATGACTACCCAATCACCTTCGTAAATTTTCACGGGTTTGTATTTGTAATACTTTGACTCGTAATCAGCTTTTTCCATTTGCGCGAATCTGCTCTATGCGGCGTTTGATGTAGGACTTGGTAATCTCTAACGATTCAATCCCCGATTCGATGTAATCAATCTCGGCCTGAAAAATTTTTTCAAGGGCTGATGGCTGATGATCAGTTTTAGAGTGAGGCGGCATATGGCTAGCTAATTTGTCCATATTTTTCAGCACTCGCGCTACTGACACTTTCACTTGTTCTGATGGTTTATTTACATTGTTATGTTTTGGTACGTTAAAGTTTGGTGCTGCTACATAAGTTTTGTTTTTGGTTTTAAACAATTGAAGTCGTTTTACCATAGGTTTTAACATTGAGTAAATGTTTTGTTTACGTATGTGAATGTTCAACGCCCTAGCTATTTCAGATGCGTTTTTGCGCGGGTTTGCTTTTACAAAATTGTAAATATTTACTTGGTGATTCATGGTTGCTCCTTGCTTAGTTTAAGTAATAGACCTTCAAGGTCTGCCAAATTATTCTCATTTATCACAATTGCATATCCCTTAGCTTCTTGAATGTCGCGCAGGTTTTTTTGTTGTAGTGGTGTTACTACTCCCTTACCCGCTTTGCACTCAACGCCAATGAAATGACCATTGTAACAAACAAGAAAGTCGGGCGCACCTTGTCTCCCATAACCTCCGGTTACAGGCATAACGTAGTACGCACCGAATCTTTTTAACGCATCACGCACTTTAGCTTTTACTTTCGCTTCAGGCGTCATACTGCTGCCACCTTCTTGTGGGAACTGGCATCAAACGCAGAAAAATCTGCGCCCAAAAAATCAGTCATCGCTTTTCCTTGTTGTTGTACAACGCCGCGATACTTTTGTACAACGGCGTTGTACTTTTTATTACGTATTAGGGTAAATCCAAAACACATCCTTGTTAATACGCCGCCCAACTTTATCAACGTTCTGATTAAGTTTGGTAGGGTCAAGTAAATACAAAACTGCTAGTCGTTCCTTAGCCCAATCGGGTAGATCGTCAACGGAAGAATAGTAAAGTTTTAATTCATTATCTACTGCATCTAATCCATAGCACACAACTGTAACACCCTTTGAGTTTATTTCAAGGCGATATATTTTTTCATCCTCCATTGATAAATGCTCGCCCGTCATCATGTTCGTAAACTGACAAGACATGACCCAATATGTCAACTTATGACCTTGATATGTGTGGTGGCTTCTCTCGCGCTCGCGATGAGTTACCATTTGATAACCGGCAGAATGTAAATCTCTAACGATCTCATCAGGACACAACTTCAGATCAATGGCTTTACCTGTCGCATCAACAATAGATATAGTCATTCGCGCTCTACCCAAAACACTTCATTACTGATCTTCATGCCAACACCTTCGCAATAGTGTTTGTGCTCAAGCATATTAATTACCGCTAATTTACCCGCTATGTCAACAGGGATATCAGACATTTTTACAGTAGTCGGGTTTAAGTACGTAGCCGTATTGCCATACACGTTTCTCCCTACGTCCTTAGCCTCTAATATGTCAGCGTATGATTCGTCACCTTCACCTGGCCGGATGAACACGTAATAGGCATTTGTAGACTTCTTTGACGCCGCATCAGCTTCATCTTGTTTGGCAAAAAACTGAACTAAATTGTTGTGAAAATTTTCTGATGAGAACTTATGCCCTGTGGTAATCATGGTGCGTAACTCTCGCAAGATATCTTTTGTGTCTAGCTTATCTGACAGGAAAGCCTTGGCAAGATTCTGCTTGTGATACACCACCTGATGCAGACTATCTTTGTAATCTTCCCTGTCCAGCTCCGCCACTTCGGTAATGTGATACGGCTTAAGATATTTATAGGCGTGTTTTAACGCAGACTTCATGTCTGATGACAACATCATGTGATGCTGATATCTGTCGGGCCTGTACTTATTATTCTTAATTGTTCGGTCATAGACCATGTACACAAACTCAGACTCATGGTCCACGCGAAATGGGCCATACCCAACTGAGCCTCGCGCATAACGTTCGTTGTCCTTGTATATCCAAACTTCTCTGTACGCACGATGCTGCTTATTGTTATCCCCATGCCAATACCAATTCTCTCCCCCTGAAACGCCAAGCGACAACCCCTTGTAGACTTTGAAATACTCATTGAGAAACGCATACAAGTTAGGATGCAGGGGCACTTCGTTTATCTGAGGCGCAAACTCAGTCTCCCCATTTGTAGCCGCTTCCTTGCGTTCTTCATTTGATTTGATTACCGACAGTTTTGTTTTCGTTTTCAAATCATCAACGGTTCTGATTTTTGTAGACATAATTTTTCTCCACATAAAGTTAGTTATTAAAACTCTTCTTGCTTGTACAAATTTAATGCTCTGGTTACCCAAAGATTGTACTTAGCCGCGACGTGCCGCTTAAACTCTTTCTCACTAGGGTACTTGTGATCAAGTGGTTCGCCCCTCCAATTAACTAGATCAAGTTCATAGAGCAACAAAGCACCGACCGCAGTACGCATAGGATGTGCAGGGTCAACAATAATTTGTTGCATGGCAGTACTGTCAATGGTGTTGTGCATTATTCTATAAAATGTGTTTGATATGTCTATTTTATTTTCATAAGCCCACGTGTGAAGTTGTTTGACGTACTCTTCTCTAGCTTCATGGGTACACACCATCATGTTACGCATGACACAAACCCAATCAAAGAAAGATTGAATGTAAGGTTTAAGTCTTTTCTTCGCGGGTATGTCTATGCGAGTGGAGGCAGCCACGATTAAATTAACACGTTCAAAATTGTTATCGCCAACGTGTTTAAATTCTAAAAATATTTTGTCATCTTCAGATGCCGTGTTGGTTTGATGATTCCATTTATATTTGGTCTTTGGTAAATAAAATGCTTTGCTCCCCCACCATATGTAAAGTTTGCCGTTTTTTGCATAAGCACTCATGTGTGGCGGTAAGTACTGATGAAGAAACTCTACACGACCGTGTGAAGTGTGGCCTTCCACAACACCACGCAGTCGCATATAGTCACCATCTTCGCGCCTCTCCCATAAGATCGGCATCATGTTGTTGACATACGTCTTGTCAAAACTTGGTGACCACATATCAGAGTAGTTACCATCGCTCAACCCGTAACAAGTTTCGCTGACCTTCACAATCCTCTCCCACTTGCGGCGACGTTGACCAATAGGGCGCACGTCTTGTTGGATTGAGTGAAGTTTACTTACCACAGGTACAACGGCGTTGTACTTTTCCTTCGCTTCGTCAAATGATTTAGGTCCAAACATTTCGTTCTCCTTAGTCCAAGTCTACAAATAACTTCTTACCATACGGCGGGTTAGCAGATCGGTTGTCTATGAAACACCACAACAACGGGATACCACCCCACGACCCCCACTCACCACCAAGATAGCCATCAGTAAATACAATCACAGCTTCTGGCTTGACGTTCTTATCCTTGAGATAAGTTGTTACACAGTTAACGTCTGTGCCACCGCCACCCTTGGGCTTTGTCGCATCCAAGATTCTTTCTAACTCTTCTTGCTTGTAGACTTCATCACCGCAAATGGCAGTATCCCAATAGAGTATGCGTACAGTCTCAGGCCGCACCGAATCAAAGATCACCTTGCACTCACTCATAAACTGACTGAGTTCTTTCTGCCCGATTGACCCCGATGTATCCACCGCGATAACAAGTTCACCCATGCTCTCGCTGATTGATGACGGTAAGTACACACCCTCGCTGATGAACCTGCGATTCGGCCTGCGCCACGTGGACATATCTTTACCCACACATATCTCAGAGACAAACTCACGCAACTGTTCACGCCAATCTACCTTGGCCTTCAGCAGTTCTTCAAGGCCACGCATCGCGCCCGTTCCGGTCTTACCCGCGACCAACGCTCCCTGACGGATCGCTTCGTCAAGTTCGCGCTCCAATTGTTTCTTCTCTTCCTCTGAGAGTTCTTGCGCCCCATCCCAATCATGTTCATCCATACTACCGGATGCACCGCCGCCTTCTCCCTCTTCGGGTTTGCCTTTGCCATCGCCGCCACCTTCTTCCTGTTCTTGTTGTAACAACTTAAAGACCTCGCCTGCGTGTAGACCACGATACTTCTCGTCTAGTAGTCCACCCTTGGGCATGACTGCAAACCCGTCTTGCTTGTTGTCATCGTAGAGTTTTAGGTTGATCACGTAATCACACGCCTTGTTTGCAAGGTCAGCGTCAACATCATAGAGATGCCTCCACGTAACCAAGTGGCGATACAACTTGTGATAGACCTCGTGAAGAATTAAGAACCGCAACTCAGGATCGTTGAGGCCATCGACAAACTTCTCGCCATACCACTCGTCCCTGCCATTTGTTTTAGCAGTAGGGGTCTTGTCACAGATTTGCCGAGAGCCAATCATCAACGTACCCGACAGGGCTTGATACTTACTGCCCATGATTGCGACTACATTTTTACTCAGGCGTTGAGCTGGAGTAAGTGGTTTGTTAATCATTAACATATTATGGTTTCCTTATAAAAGTACTACGTCGTTGTACTTATTTCTTGTCAGCAGTAAACATATCGTTGTTAGCCAACGACCACTCAGTAAACTTCTTGTTCTGCATGACGAGTGACTGCCTGCCATACTTGGGACTACGTACCCCATTAGCAAACAGACCCTGCGCCTCGCGATCCAAGCGTGGCAAGTACTCCATCCACGCATCAATCCAATCCCGATCAATGCAGGACAATGTGCGATAGATCACCATACATACTGCGGCAGGGCTATCGGGAACCTTGGCCTCGCGTGGTGTTTTCTTAATAGACTCAAGGCTAGGTAACTGCTCCGCTACCTTGACAAACGCCATCAAGTCCATCGCGCTACGCTCACCGATAGTGCCCATGAGAGCAGACGTCAGCGTTATGTCATCTAGCTGATCGCGTTTCTTCAATATGTCAGACGCCGCATGGAGTGACCGCTTAGTAACAAACGCCGTACGTTGTGCCTTCGGATGAAAGATGTGCTCGTTATCGTCAGGGTTAGATACTTCCTCGTACGATTGGCAAATCTGTGGGTTGTCCTTGACGTATGCAATCAGCGTAGGATCAAGGTTGTTGTTGATTGCAAAGTTCTCAATCCATGTGATGTTGTCGCTCTTTTTCAACCGCACCACCACGATGCGATTCCTCGCATGGGCGGGTAGTATGTCACCCACTCCCTCACCGCCTAGGTTTGTCGTTGCAAAGATTAACGAGTCAGGATGTAACTCATATCCCGCAGTCCGGCGCTCAAGCATCAACCTTAGCATCGCGTTCTGCACCGCCCGATTCGCCTTACCATACTCGTCAATCATCAGAATAATCGGCTTGCCCAAATGCAGGCCAAGTTCTTCGTTGGGCACGTACCGCACAAACTCGCGCCCCTCATCGTCCACCATAACTTCTTTCAGCTTAGGCACAGTAATGTCGCCAAGATCTTTAGTGGTACAGTCAAAGTAATACATATGGTGTGTGGCTTTGAGGTTATCGCCTAACACCTTGAGGATACTGCTCTTGCCCTCGCCCATGTGGCCCTGCACCATGACGGTACGCTCCATGCCAATGGTTTTGACTAACTGCGTTGCCTGATTCAGAGTCAGGTCATACATTGATACTGCTGAGTTGCTCTTGCTCATGTTAACTTCTCCTAGTTTAAAAAGTACGACGTCGTTGTACAAATTAGTTAAACAGACTCAATATCTCGTCCACCTTACCCTTAGTCTCCTTGCGTAAGTACTCGTCCTCCCGCAGGGCATCAGGCGTAACACCAAGTAACGCGTTCTCTAGCTTGCTCTTCATCGCCGACATCTGCTGATTGTTAGTGACGTTACACAGGCTGAGAAGTTCTACTACGTCCATCACGTTATCCACAAGGCTATCGCGAAATATTTTCTTAGTATCCGCATCCTTGTAATCAAGACGCTCGCTCATCTTATTGAGAGCCTCGTACGCCTTGTCCCATATGTCCTTCATCGCACTTTCGAGCATCCTCTCGTAGTGCTCCGCATACTGTTTTCTTAGTATGTCTTGCGCCTCGTTGTTTACATCGAGCCGAAAGTCTCCCGCATCAGGCAGGGGCATCTGAACGAGTTGAAACTTAAACTTGTGCTTCAGTTCCTCTTTACTCGGATAGTCCGACACACTAAACATATCCCCAAGTTTTGCCTGCGCCTGCGTAATCTCCCAATCGTAAGCATTGAGAAACTTATCAACGAGAGTATCAAACTCCGCTTGGTGCGCCGACATTTCCTTCTGATACCGCTTGTGAAACATAGCAGTTGATAAGAGCCGCAAGCCTGTATCCGACCAAGGCTGAGTCATCGCGTAGTGCGTGTTCCGCACGTTGCCCACAAACTTCTGAACCGCATCCAATTCGGCACAGTCACCGAGTAATTTCTTACTGACGTTGACCACACCGCTAGCGGCGTTCTTGTGCAGGGTCACT